ACCCGAAGTTTCATTTAGACCAATTGCCAAATATCTGAAAGCATCGGAGGCGTGAGAAGACCAATCGTGCAGTGGTCGCTCGTAGAAGATTTTGCGCTTCTCATCGTAATCCCTTCGATAGTTTCTGAGTGCGTCGAGTCCTTGTTTGACCTTTGGCACATTGAACCAGCATCGCGGGAGAAGCCTTCGCACCGCTTGGATGCCATCATCGACCCCTAAGCGCGGGGCAACCCGAATGTTTAATCCAGCATCGGTTAAAACCTCTAGTCGGCTTTTCCCCGTGCCGAGTTCCCGCACTTGAACATCGTGAGGTAGGATTTGCTCGGCTTTGTCCCACGCATTATGCCTTAACCAATTTACATAATTGTCAAGGCCGACCCCGTTATTCTCGTGAAAGTCCATCAGCCGGACTTCCGCGCCAGCTACTTGAGCCACCCAAATTGCGGTTGAATCGCCCATTCCTAAGTCCCATCCGGCTATTGTTCTACAGAGGTCATCACGGGGAATGGTCTGAATTTGGTTCTTTTCGTCCAAATCGTTGAGCAGTTGACCGTAGTAGCTGCCCTCTACCGCCGCACTGAATGAGCATTCAAACTCTTGTAGATACTTGTCGTCCCCCATCTCCAGCCGTGCGGCCTTGAGTTCGGTCTCGCTCAATACTTGCGTTTGGGATGCTTTGAACTCCAGCAGTCCCCAACCTTCCTCTGTTTCTGCCCGATCTCTGAGGTCTTTAAAGTGATTGTGGCCCTTTGGCGTTCCGATGAATAGACACCACCCGAGTCTGTCAGCCAATGCCGGACGGATTATGTCTGTCCAAATCTTTGGGTTTTGGTCGCCAATCTCGTCAAGAATCACCCCATCGAAGTACTGTCCGCGCAGTGAATCGGGGTTGTCTGAGCCGTATAGCTGAATCCTACGGTTCCAAAAGTCCACCCGCAACTCTGAGATATTCTCAGTTCCCCCGAGAGGTCTAGCGTACTTCGTGAGGTAGTCCCATGCCACCCTCTTTGCTTGCCCGTATGTTGGGGCAATGTAAGCGTAGCGCGGGTTTTCCTTTTGGTTTTGAACCGCATCCTTAATCAGATGGTTGATCGCGCTGACCGTCTTTCCCATCCTTCGGTGGGCCACCACCACCCCGAATCTGTGAGCGTCTAGCAGAGTGTGAATCTGCAATTGCTCCCGTCTCGGGGAGTAGGGGATTACGATGGATTGTTCGGTTGCGCCCATGTGACTTTCATTTCAATGGGATTGTTCGCGTCTCCCGCATGTTCTGTTCTTGCCAGCTTGGGGATGTGATACTCCACCACTGACTGAAACAACTCAAATGCCTTTGCGGGGTTTGGCTTTATGTCATGCTCGGGGTCGCCATTTGCCACCTTATCGAGCCACTCAGTGAGCCTATAAGCGTTTCCATCTACGAAGGTAGCTATGGCTTGTCTTGCCTCAGATGTGGCCTTATTGGGCGTTCCTGCGGCCCTGCCGCCGTATCTTACGCCACTCATATAGCACCCCTGCTATCTTTAGCTACTATAGCTAGCATTGTTTTCTTTTGCATTACCAATTCCTTTAGGTCTGTTGGTATTACTTAGTATATAGCAGACTCAATTCTTCATCTAGCTTTCGGCGTGTTTCGGGGTCTGCCAATAGGCTTACGGGTAATAGTCCAGCAAGAATGTCGGATTCGTTTCGGCGCATTGGGTCAAATGCTGCGAATCTTGATCGCAAGTCACCCGGGTTGAAAATAAGTCTTTCCTTATCCACATCAAGGCCGGAATAACCTCTGTTAGCCAATTCTTGATTTGATAATCGTTTCCATTCTTGAATGTTGAAGTTTGGGTTTTCGTTGGCTAATTGTTGCCGGACAAGATCGGATACCTCTGTTCGTGTATCCACATTTGCCATCTCTCCCCTGCTCATCAATGGCATTGTTCTTGCTGTTTCGCCACCAGCATAGCGTTCAGCATAAGCGGGTTCAAAACTTGTATATACACCGATTCCCATCTTTCCCTTTACCGATGGGGTAAATGTAGAAAAGTCTTGTGGCGCGTCAGTGGCATGATAAACATCAGTCTCAAACCCCATAGCCTTTGCTCTGTCCATTGACGTATTGTTGGGTGGCAGTCCCAAACCGCCCTCACTAATTGGCAGTTCTGCGTTCTTTTGTGCTGTGTCTAGTGCCGCTTGTTGGGGATACTCAAATTCTTTGTTATACCCATATTCATAGGGATAACCCTCAGTAGATAGCGTTTTGGCTTTTACCTTTTTGGTAAGAATGTCGTATTCGCCATTTAATGTGTTTTCACCATGCTGTTTGGCGTAGGCTTTACTCGTTGATACCCAATCGCCATCGTTTATGTCTTTCACGCCTTTAGGCACAGCACGATAAACCTCTACCTCTGCATCCGGTTTGCCTCTTGTCTTTAGAGCCGCAATGCGCCATTCAGAATCAATTAGCTTGTCACCAATGCCATAAAGCTGTTTGCCTTGTGAAGAATACACATCATCCGGTAGGATTTTGGTCAAGTCATCCAATGTCGCGCCGTATCGTCTAGCGTTTGGTGCTTGGTGACTGCCACGGTATGACAATATGTCGTCAACGGGCTTGATGCTCATGCCAACGGGTAAACCCTTAGTGGCTTTGCCCAACAGTCCAGCAGCGGGAGCCACAGTTAATGCAGCCTCAGCCACTTCCGGCCTAACTTGTGTGGTCATGCCACTGCCCGTAGTCAGCGGTTCACCGTAGGCCATTCTCTCCATCGTCTGCTGTACTGCCGGAATCCCCAATAGGTTCATCAGCATTTCAGCGGGTGGGTTTGAATAGCCAAATGGCTTGGCAGCGAATCCTTGTGCTTGTTTTAGGCGTTCAGCAAGCAACCCGAGAATTGGGTTTTGCTGTGGCGTTGGGCGTATGTAGTCCATGCTGTCACCACTTTACTTTGTTGGCCCAATATGCCGCACTCATCTTGCCTTTTGCAATGTTCTCAGCGTGTCGGGCTTTGAATGCTTCGTTTCTCTTTGTGCCATCCGGCGAGCCTTTTACCCCTTGCTGCCCAAAACGAATCAGCTTCACATCTGAGCCACTCTTTGCCAGCACCGCATGACTCTTAGTAGGGTGTGATGGGGTCTTCTTTGGGGCGTTGTACCCCGAGAAGGTCTCTTTGCCGCGCTTAATCATTTCTTTGCGGTCTTTGCAGCGGCCTTGAATGCAGCCGCAGTTGGCGCACCCTTTGAGCCGACTTTTCTCATGCGCTCGGGGGTCTTGCCAGCAGCTTTTTGCTTTTCAATGCGTTCGCGTTTGGCGTGAATGTTTGCGTAGAGACCCTTCATTTCATCCTCTTACGCATTACCTTTGCCGCCTCACTCAGACTGATCGCAATGGCTTGATCTCGGTTTTTGACGACCTTGCCACCTTTGCCGGAGTGCAGTTCGCCAGCTTTGTACTCCGACATTACCTTGCCTACCTTCTTTTGTCCGGCAGGGGTCATCTTCATTTTCATCATGATTCTTCGCCTTCCATTTCGTCGGTAATGGGGCCGCCAACAATCCATGCCGAGCAAGTGCGCTTTGATGCACATTTGAAGTGAAACAACTCACAGTAACCTAAGTCGCCAGCATCGATCACATCCCATGCGTCTGCGTCTTCACCCATGCCCTTGTCGATGCAGTCCAGCATCTGAGAGGTTTGAATGAATGCCGCACAGTTCCCACAGCGTGATTTCTTCGCTTGATCGGCAGACAAACGCCAACCGCTTGCCAGCTTGCGCCAATAATCGTTATTGGGTTCGTTGGGGTTCATCGGGCCATACATCGCTTTGTCGATGGCCTTTTGACGACACTTGAGGTTTTCTTCAATGTCGTGAGTGGCAACGGGGCAAGAATCGCCTTCTTCTTCCATTGCTTTGCTTTGTTTGATCTCGATGCTGATCTCAGCAGCGGGGGCTAGAAGTCCGGTCATACAAACCCTTTAAAAAAGAGGGGCCGAAGCCCCGGCCTTTGACTGTTCACTTGTGGGAGGAAGACCACCAGCATCGGTTAATCGTATTCTAACGGTATTCCAATGTCTCTAGGCCACAAATCAAGCATCGTCATCGTGAATACCGTCTTTTTGTGAGCCTCCACCCACATCCGTTTTCTTTCTTCTTTGGACAGATGATTTCCTTGATCTAGCGAATAGTGGCAGTCTTGACACAATGCCGCTGTGTAAATGTCGGATGCTTTGATGCCCCGACCCTTTCCGTGTTCTGACCAATTGGAGTGTGCCGCTTGCACATTTCCATCCCGTCCGCAGTGTTGGCAGAGTAGGGAGGCCACATTCTTTAGATGGGTCTTGCTCCGGTAATAGGTATATTTAGGAAACATCAAGCCCATGTGTGTCCTTGTAAGTTGTTGGGGAGGAATTACCAGCGGTGGCGCAAGCACTCCACAGAGGCGGCAACCACATGAACCATCCAACACGGATAGGGACTGTACAGGTGGTCTAGGGCTTCTTCTCTCCCCACCTACGGCGTAGCATCCTTTCGGTCTAGCCCTCAGCCGCAATCCCCATGCGTGTTAGTTGTTGGTGTCGTGTCCTAATCCAAGGGAGGGGCACACAATGGACTTCGGCAAGCAACGATCAATTGCCCTTTTACACTTGCCTCACTTTACTCGGCCCGAATAAAGTTTTTGGCAATTCAGCATTCTGATGACACCAACACGGGTGGGGACTGTTCGGTTTTTCCCCATACGGGTAAATCTCCTCCACCGAAAGGACTGGTTTGCAACCCAGTTCAGTCCCCATGCGTGTTGATGTTGGTGTCTCCCATAAGGCAGGGTTAGGCGCAACTACACGAGAAAACCCACGGAGCCGAACCGTTTACACCAACATGATTAGTCTACATCAATTTCCTTTTCCGCTGCCCATGCTAATAGCCACTCAATGAACTCTGACCCTTCTTCAATCGTAAACTTGTGAGACTGTAGCCCTAATTGAACCACCCTCTCACCATCAAGTGAAGGGGCTACCTTTCCAATCTTGCGATTTGTCTCATGCGCCCATTGGTCTATCAATAATCGCTTCCAATCGTCAGCAGTCCATTTAGAACCCACAGCCTTCATAGCAATATGTATCTTGTGAATAATCCCGTGAAACATATCGTTCTGTTCTGCACTGCGTCGAGATTGTTTTATTTCAATCCTTAATTTCTGTCCAGCCATCAATGCGGCTTTTATTTGAGGCCACACATCTTTAATTACTGCGTGTCCTTGTTGGGGGTTGTATAAAGTGAAATTCATATTTCCCTCACCATAATATCTATTCCTTCATTTGAAGAATAAACCTTTGTTAAATGCAAATCGACCACTTGTTTGTCATCAAGATACACGATGCCATTCATGCCATCTAAAACCGCTTTGACAATGTTGTCAATGTCGGGTTTTTTGGTCGGTCGCTCTGTTCCGTGAATACAAGCGTTTTGGCGCGTTTTTGAGTACGATGGCGGTATGGGTATTCGGATGTGAAGAAAAGCCGCTACAGCGCCGTTTAAAGGGCTTGTAGACCCCATCGCTTGCTTGGCATAGGTTTGGATGGACTTCTCGTAGCCCAAAGTCTTGGAATCCGTGTAAGTTTTGACAAAGGTTCCTTGTCGGGCAAAGCGGGGTCTGCCCTTTCCGGCGACTTGTGGGACGGTGAAATAAATTTGAATCATTTTAATTGTGTCGCGTTGCTCATGTCGATATATGCGTTTGATCGAGTTATTCGACCGCCGTTAATTGTTTTTTGTGTTTCGGTCTGCATGATCGTTATTTCCGGCACATAGCTATATTCGTTTGATATTTGTTGGACAAGAAGTAAATCGGACTGCATCAAATACAAAAATCCAATAAACGGAACTTGGAGTGCGTGAGATATTCTGCGCCCCTTTTCCAATTTGTCGAAGGTCACCAACCACTGATAATTAAATCGTCCGATAAATTCTTCAATGGTCATGTCTCTGCATTTGGTTTCGACCACCCGCATGATTTGATTTTGTTTTATCAAGATCGCGTCAATGTCTGCGGGTTTGTCTTTTGGTGTTTCGCAATACTCGTATTCCGGAAAGTGTTTAGCGAATATCTCCATCGCTCTGTGTTCCGCTTTCAGCGATTCGCGTCCTCTCGGCGTTTTTATGTCCATCAATGCGCTCCCTCACCAAACGGGGTAAGTCTGCCCACATTTCGTGCGAATCTTTCAACTCCTTCACCCGATGGCGTGTGTATTCGAGCCACCCCTTCGTCATCGCCAAAGTCGCATAGTGTGAAGTCAAGGTCTCCAGTGATGCATAGCGCTCGGTTGATGGTCTCGATGGGTGGTCTGTGTCCATGCTTGACTCGCTCCAGCAGTTCATGCGCTTCAAAATAATTCATCAAAATTCCTCATCAAGCCAATGTTTCACGGGTGCGCTTTTTGGCAATAACTCTGAAAGTTCCCGCTTGACGGGTTTGTCTCCCCATTGGTGTCTGCTGCACATCGGCCTACCCATGTTCACCGACCAACGCATATTGCAGCCGGGGACTGAACACATCAGACGCTGAATATCATCAATCGGGTCTTTTTTCTCATTGAGTTGATTTTTGAACGACATTTAATTTCTCCCGTTATCGTATTGCCCTTCGGCTACTTTCAGAAAATTGGTGGGCATCATCAGCCAATCAAAGCTAGCCTTCCATGCCCGACCGTTGCGGTTTTGTGTTCTGCCTGACAAAAAATCAGACTTATGAACTTGGCGAAAAATTTGCCGAAAAATCTCAATGCCTTCTTCTTTGGATTTCAAATCATCCTCGGCATCTACATCGCGCCATCGGCTGACCAAATGCTTGCGCCTTGTGTCGTTCAGCATCAACACCCGTGGAAGGCTTTCTTCGTGATAAACATTCAAAATTTCATCACATGGACAACTTATGCGCTTTGGGTTGATAACCGATGTATCGGTTTCAACGAATAACTCTGTCTCTGTCTCTGTCTCTGTCTCTGTCTCTGTCTCTGTCTCTGGTGCATCATCTTGATATCGCTCTGATATCGCCTTGATATCATCTTGTTTCATCCAATGAGACAGCTTAGAAACGCATACTACAGTATCCTTTTCTGACATTCTTAGCCTAAATGCAAGCTGTTTGATGGGTGGAATCTTTCCATCGTCCTCACTTGCAATCAGCCACAGCATTACCAGCACTTTGGCAGCTTTTGGGTCTAGTTCATGCCATTCAATATCGTCTAACAGATCGCGATACAGCTTTACCCAAGGTGGTTTTCGGTCTTTGAAATGTTGGAACTTAGACCAATTTTTAATTTCCATTTTTTACCCAAAAAAAAGGGCTACACCTGCTGTCTCACCTCTCGGTGTTGGCGGACTGGCGCAATACCAGCAGACAGCATGTGTAACCCTATTGCGAAACGCCGCCAAGCGTCTGTGCAGAATCTTACATCAAAAACAGTTTGTTGTGCAATTGCCGTAAGCAAAGCAGCAAGTCGTGCAAGTCACCATACGACCGTTCATGATGTATGTGTGAGTGGTGCATGATGCCCATGCCATGCTCACAGAGAGAGCGAACCAAATACCAATCAGCGTTTTCATGTTTGTCCTTCGCGTTTGCCAATCCACCATTTCGGGGAGGGTTTGCACCGTTCTTGCAAGAGCATTTCCCTCTGAAAATCCTTTGTGCAGTCCTCACAGATATGCACGGGTTCAGCCACAATTTTGGCGTAGCTGACCCACTCACGATACTGCTGTTGGGTAGAAAAGCAATGCGGGAACATGATTTATTGTGCTAGATGTTGTATTTTCACACATTAGGGAAAGTCCTAATGCACACTGCTATATGTAGTGATACAGTACATCCATTCCCCAGCACATCGCATAGGGTCTTTTAGGAAGCAAATGAAAAATCTCACCTACACCACCGAAGTCCACAGCATCAGCTATGGATATCTGCTCGTTGAGTACGACTACTTCGACACCGATGATTCTGTCGGCCTCTCGGAAACCTACGATTGGTTTGCCTACACCACCGAAGATTTTGAAGATGAGCCAAAGGGCACAGATGTGACCTATGAACTCAGTGCCGATGACCAAGCATTTATCTTCGCGCAGATCAAGAAACACCACACTGCCATGTTGGAGGACTTCCATGCTTAATAGAACCAAATTCCCGCGCACATTCACCGAAGCATTCCCCAACAGTTTGGAGAACGGTGCTTGCATCGAGATTCATGTGGTGCGTCTCAGTCTCGCAGAAAAGGTGATTCGTGTGGTCAGCCTTATCGCCCTTATCGTGATTGCCCTTGATTGTTTTATTTGGAGACCTTAATGAACGCAGAAAACATCATCAATTCTGTCAAACAAACATCCGAGACTTTGTACCGCGATGGCGACAAAGATCAAGTCGAGCGATTGATGTACCGCATTCAGATGTTGGAGAGCCACATCCGCAACTTGCATAACCACATCGATAACGCCCGAGACGAAATCAAAACCCTTCAAACCGAACTTATTGCAAAGGATTCAAAATGAAACAGATCGCCACCGCTTTGGTCAAAGCACAAAAGGCTTTTGGCCCCGCTTTAAAGACCGCTACAAACCCTCATTTCAAATCACGCTATGCTGATCTATCCGCTTGCGTTGAGGCCGTTATGGACGGTTTAAACGACAACGGGATAGCACTCATTCAGAAATGCTATGACTGCGCCAATGGTGTGATGGTTGAGACTGTGTTTGTTCACGAGTCCGGCGAGATGCTTGAGTGTGGGATTCTTCATGTTCCCGCTTCCAAACAAGACCCACAAGGCTACGGTTCAGCACTGACATACGCAAGACGCTACAGCTTGATGGCAGCGTGTGGCATCGCACCGGAAGACGACGATGGTAATGCTGCAAGCCGCAAGACTGAGAAGCCCGTACTCATTGCCCCTCTAATTGCCGCCATTGATGCAGCCACCACAGAGGAAGAATTGAAGGCAGCTTACTTTGAGGCGATCAAGATAGCCGGACATGATGCCGGAGCAAAGAATGCCATCATCATTGCCAAAGACTTGAAGAAAGCTGCGCTATGAGTTCAGTTATCGCCGTAACAGAAAACATTGTTTTCAAAGCGCGTATTGCATCATTCTATGAATTAACTTCGGACGGAAGAATGCAACTTACCAAAGAGTTTGGTGAATGGCTAAAACAAAAAGGTCGGAATAATGATTTCTTAGTTTGGAGTGTTGAGTTGATAACAGAAAGTAAAAATCATGACTGAAATGATACAAGGGTCGCCCCAATGGTTCGCCGCCCGATTGGGTAAGGTAACCGCCTCTCGCGTCTCCGATGTGATGGCAAAACTCAAGACGGGTGGTTATGGTGCGTCACGGGACGATTACATGGCCCAATTGATTTGTGAGCGTTTGACGGGGGAAGTGGCTGAATCGTTCACCAATGCGTCAATGGCATGGGGGACAGAGACAGAGCCAATGGCCCGAGCGCATTACGAGATGGTCAATTCAGTGTTGGTCGATCAAGTGGGTTTCATTGCTCATCCGGATATTGAGATGGCTGGAGCATCACCCGATGGGATTGTGGGCAATGGAATCATTGAGATCAAGTGTCCCAATACTTCCACCCACATCGACACACTGCTAAACAAAAAGGTTCCCGCAAAGTACATCAAGCAGATTCAGTTTCAGCTTAGATGTACGGGTAAAGAATGGTGTGACTTCGTTTCCTTTGACCCGAGATTAAAAGGGTTGGAAATGTTCACCAAACGAGTTGAGCGAGACGAGAAGCTAATCAGCGAAATGGATGCCGAAGTGGTGAAGTTTCTCTCTGACCTTGACGAAAAACTTGAACTTTTAATGAAAGAAAAAAATGGCACTGCTTAAAGAAATCACCGTAGTTGCGGGTTCATATACCAACGCAAAGGGCGAAGAAAAGAAACGCTACATTCGTATTGGGTCTGTCATCGACACAAAGAACGGCCCTATGCTGAAACTCGATGTGATGCCCATCTATGCGGGTTGGGACGGGTGGGCATACATGAATGACCCAAAGCCCAAAGAGCCGAAGTTCGATGGCCTTCCCGCAGATGACGACATTGGGTTTTGATGAATCCGGAAGATGAAGCGTTTGAAGAACTCAGTCGCAGACAAGGCGATTGGGGTCTTCAAGGGTCGCGCAAACACCAAATAATCCGATACGCTGAAAACAATGCGCGAAATGAAGTGATTGAAGAAGTCGCCCAACACATTGAGAAATGCACTCTAGCGTTTGGCAAGGACACGATTCAATCGTTTACTGTGTATATCAGAAACATGAAGCATGACACCACCAAAAAATAAAGGCCGTAGGGTCATCAAGATCAATGCTATCTCACAAGCAAATCTGATTAAGCTAATGCTTTATGGGACTATGACTTGCAAAGAGTTAGCAGAGGAAACGGGTTTGCATTATGTGACTGTGCTTCAATACACAAGAGAACTTCATGCCTTTGGTGCTGCACACATCTGCTTATGGGAGAAAGATAAGCGCGGTCGTGATTCCATTAGGGTCTACAAGATTGGTGAAGGCAAAGATGCAAAGCGTCAAAGAATGACGGGTGCAGAAAGGCAAGCACGAAGCAGATCAAAGCGGTACAACATTGAAATGAATCAGAGGATGGCAGCATGACACAAGATGAAATCATTGAGATGGCTATACAGGCTGGCATACCCAGTGCAAATGTACCGTCATTAGCGTTTGGTCGAGTTGAAACAGGGATTGAATTACTTGAAGCCTTTGCCAAACTGGTGGCAGAGAAAGCCATTGCCAAAGAGCGCAAAGACGCATGGGAAGTCGTAAATGCTTTGATTGTGAAAGGTCACATAGGTGGAAATGGAGTAGACCCAACGGCGGAACGGAATGGGATTATTTTGGCAACCAATGCGCTTATGGAGCGTATCGCAAGGGGACAAGCATGACACACATTGAAAAAATGAAAGAGTGGCTTAAGGCGTTGGAGAAATCCCTACCAAGACTTGCTCCTTATGGTGAACAGGATTGGCTTGACAGCAAAGCCGCCATCGCATCCCTACGCCAAGCCATTGCAGAGATAGAGGCAGAGAAAGTTGAATACGCATACACCTGTGTTGGATGCGATTACCTTTCATGGGCCAATAATTTTTCGTGCGAGGCTAAAGAAGGTAACGCTTGGAGAATACTTGCGCGGTTTACGGCTGTGTCAAACCTATATGTCATTGGAGAAGATGGCAGAAAAAATCGGTTGTGCAAAATCGTATTTGTCGGACGTTGAAAACGACAAAACAATGCCTACGCTTTCAAAGGCGGCGGTCATGGCAAAGGCTTACAAAACAAGTCTGAATCAGATGGGGAAATACCTATGACCATTGAAAAAATGAAAATGTGGCTTGATGCAATGGAAAACGAGTTAGCTGTTGATTTTATGGATGCTGTTGCAGTTGGTGAAGCGGCTGAAAAACTTTGTGATGCCATTGCATCCCTACGCCAAGCCATCGCAGCGGCAGAAAAAGAGAATGCACTGCAAGCCTTGCACAATGAAAATGAACGGCTGGGCTTGTATAAGGATGCTTATGCAGAGAAAGAGCCTATGGCGCATTTATGGC